AACTTTACGTTATGCGTTAGATCGTATTTTTGACGCTAACGCAAAAGCGGAAATACATTTATTAGTAGCTAACACTACCAACCTAGAAACAGCTGTAGACGAACTTATAACGCTACAGAATAAGGCCCAGGGGGAAATTAGACAGGCGCTTATACTTTCGCCAGGCGCGGACTTTAGTACTTCACAAGCGACAGCCTTACAGGCTTCATGTGATACGTTGGAAGCTTTACACAAGCCGTTAAGCGTTATTTATTCGCCTAACTTCGTAGGAGTTTTAGAAGCTGAAATAGGGGACTTAAGAGCGTTAGACGCTAAAAACGTTTCCGTAGTATTCGGAATGGACGGTAACGGAAAAGGGAACGAATTAAGCCTGGCTTATAATAAATCTTTCACATGTGGCGGGACCGTTTTAGGGACCCTTAGCGCGGCTAAGGTTAACGAGAATATAGGCTGGGTAGGCGCTTTTAACGCTTCTAAAAACAGTACTAACGAATTCGACGTTATTAAATTAGCAGACGGCAGAAGTTACGCGGCTGTTCCCGCTTCGGAAATAGACGCTTTAAACGTTAAAGGCTATATTTTCTTAATAAAACATATAGGCATTAGCGGAAGTTATTTTAACGACTCTCACACGTGTATAAGCGCTTCGGACGACTTCGCCTTTATAGAGAATAACAGGACTTTAGACAAAGGAGTAAGAAACGCCAGGACTTTTTTACTTCCTAAGCTAAATTCCCCTTTATTTGTGAATGAAGACGGGACCTTAACGGAAGACACTATAGCGGGGTTTAAAAACGACGCGGAACGAGCGCTTGAAGAAATGTTAAGAAATACAGAAGTTAGCGCTTTCGGGGTTAAAATAGACCCTTTACAGAACGTACTAGCTACTTCTAAGCTTTCTATTACTATAGAGATTATTCCTGTAGGCGTAGGGCGTAACATAGTTGTAAACATAGGCTTAGCGGTCCGCGTTACAAGCTAAAATTAATCTTATAAAAATAAAAAATTATGATACCATTAATTAACGGCCGCGCTTACGATTTTACGCAGATACTCGTTAAAATTCTAGGCGCACCTATAGCCAGCGTTTCGGCTTTAAACTATACCGAAGAACAGGCCAAAGAGAACAATTACGGGGCTGGAAATAGACCAGTTAGCCGCGGCCACGGGGCTATCACTGTTTCGGCTTCTATAACTTTGTCTATGAACGACGTGGAAGCTATTAGGGACGTGGCGCCCGACGGTAGTTTATTAAAGGTTCCTTCTTTCGACATAGAAGTAAGCTTTTTAAACGAACAAAAAGTAGTTACCCACGTTTTGAAAAATTGTGAATTTACGAGCGACGGCGTAGAAACTAGCCAGGACGATAAGGACGTTAAGCGTAGTTTTTCTTTAATTCCTTCCCATATAAAATATAGATAGGGAATTTTTAGTATTTTTACGTATCTAAAAAATACGATAAATGACTAAAGATATACGTTACGAACTTGAGATAAACGGGGCTAAGGGTTACTTAGCCCCTTTGTCGTTTCCTGTAGCGGAAGCGGCACTAGGTTTTATATTTGCACCTTCCCCGCGCTATTTAACAGCTGGGGGAATAATAATTAATTCCTTATTCGTTAAAGGTTCCGCTTCTCTAAAAGAAGGCGGGGAAAACTACGACGAAGCATGTTTAAAGGCCTACGCGGCTGTTAATAGTTTATCTTACGTTTATAAAAACGGGGCTATTACTATACCATACAGGGAAAAAGCTACCGACAGCAAAGGAAAAGAGTTTTTTAAGCCTAAAGACTTTAAATGTAAGATAGGGGAAACCGTTAAGCGGGAAACCCTGGAAGAATGTTTAGGGTTAATTATGCCTAATATGGGGAACCCTAAACCTTTAACAGCTGGCCGCGCCCTATTGATGGAAAACTGGATAGAAGGGGACGAAGAAATAAAAACAAACGACGAACTTTTAATTATAGCCTGTTTAGCTTGTTTTTTTATATTAAAGCATAAACAGGGAAGTATAAAAAAGGTTTAAGCCAGGCCTTTTTAAGCGATGACGACAACGAAGACGAAATAAGAAAAGTTAACGCTTTAATTAGGTTTCACTTCAAAGAAGACCCCGCTAAGTTGTCAGACAGGGACTGGTTCGAACGGTGGGCAGAATTAAAATTTTGTTTAGAAGTCGAAAGTAAGCGTAAAAATATATTTTAAGCATGAATACAGAAACTTTTATTATTAAGCTAAAAGACGCGGGAGTAATACAGCGCTTAGAAGCTATAGAAAATAAAACAGGGAAGGCCCACGGAAAAGTTAACGCCCTTAACGGCGCTTTTAGGGTTTTTGGTGGTATTTTAGCGGGCATATCTATAGCGCATATAGGCGGGGAAGTTATAGACACCCTGGCAAAATTTGAACGCTTCGAAGCTGTTTTAACCAATACTTTAGGGAGTAATTCCGCGGCTAAAAAAGCCCTGGGAGATATCACAGAATTTGCGGCAAAAACCCCCTTCCAGGTAGATGAATTAACGGACTCTTTTGTAAAGTTAGCAAACCAGGGTTTTAAGCCTAGCATGGACGAAATGACTAAGCTAGGGGACTTAGCGGCCTCTACTGGTAAACCGTTCGACCAGTTAAGCGAAGCTATATTAGACGCTAAAAGTAACGAGTTCGAACGGCTTAAGGAATTCGGTATTAAGTCCAAAAAAGAAGGCGAAAACGTAACTTTTACGTTTAAAGAACAGGAAACAACCGTTAAGGCTACTTCTAGCGCTATACAGGACTATTTATTAGGCTTAGGCGACGCCCAGGGGGTTACTGGGGCTATGGCCGCAATTAGCGAAACTACGGGCGGGAAAATTTCGAACATGAAGGACAGCTTAACCCAGCTTTATTTAGTTATTGGGCAAAATCTTAAGCCACAAATAGACGGGCTTATAAGCGGCCTAAGCGCTACTATAGAATGGCTAGGAAAAGCCGTTACCTGGTTTAACGAAGGGTCCGTAGGCGCGGAACTCTTTAAAGTGGTCCTAGTGGGTGTAATAGGAGTTTTAACGGCTTACACGGTCGTTATGGGCGCCGTCGCTATATGGACTAGTATAGTAACCGCGGCTACGTGGCTATGGAACGCCGCTTTAAACGCTAACCCTATAGGCTTAATAGTTTTAGCTATAACGGGCTTAATAGCTATTATAGCTTATTTAGGAAACTCTTTTACTGGCTGGGGCCAGGCCTGGAAGCATACTATAGAAGGGGCTAAACTTATCTTTATGGCCTACGTAAGCGCTGTTAAGGCTATGTGGGGCGGGTTAATCGACGGTTTTATGATTGGGTTAAATACCATTAAAAAGGGCTGGTATGAATTTAAAAACGCCGTAGGACTAGGGGACAAAAGCGAAAATCTAGGAATTATACAGCGAATAGACGCCGACACGGAACGCCGTAAAAAGGAAATTAAGGAAAGTATAGACGAAAGTATAGACCTGGCAAAACAGGGCGCTGCAGAATTCGGCTTAGCTGTTCTTAGTATCAAAAAGAAGACTAAAGAAGACATAGAGAAGGACGAAAAAGAAGCCGCGGTTAACGGCAGAAGCTTAGGCGGCGGAAGCATGCCTAAAAGTGGAAAAGGTAGTAAAAAAATAGGCGCGGGAATTTCCGAAATAAAGGCCAGCGCCCCTAAGACTTTTAATATAAATATAGAGTCTTTAATCAAAGAAAATAATATTAATACCACTAACTTAACCGAAGGAACGGCTAAAATAAAAGACATGTTAACCAGGGCGTTATTGACAGCCGTTAACGACTCGCAAATAATAGCGGAATAATGGCAGATTTTAGAAACACCCCCGACCGTAGGGAAGGCAGAATAGAAGCGAACGTTAATAAGTTTAACTTCGACTTACAAAACTTAGGAATTCAAAACCTAAAACCTAAATTATTTAACGTTCCCGAAAACGACCAGGAAGAAGCCTTTAAATTCTCTTTTTTAGGGACCCCCGTTTATAGTAATTTAGAAATTCCCGCGGGCCAGTATAAGGATAACCAGGGGCGCGTAGTAGAATTTGAAGGAATAAGGCTAGATACGGTTTTATTTGACGTTTCTATAGATAAAAATATAGTTAGAACAGCTATTAACGGAAGGAACGGGACCGTTAAACAATTTATTAGTATGGGGGACTATGCTATAAACGTCCAGGGCGTAATAATAGGGAAGACCCAGGCGAATAACGCCAGCTTCGACGTTGAACAGACAGGGACCGTACCCGAAGAAGAAATAAGGAAGCTTAACCAAATAATAAACTGCCCCCAGGAAATAGAAGTTATAAGCGAATTTTTAGAGTTTTTCGAAATTTCGACGGTAGTAGTAGAAGGCGGCGGCTTTTCTCAAAGAGAAGGTTTTAGGGATAGCGTCTACTTTAGTTTTGGCATGCTTTCGGACACGCCTATAGAGTTAAAACAATAAAATAAAAAGCTATGTTAGTTAAACACATAAGAAATGCTAAGACCTTTTTGTAACATAGAGATAGGACAGGAGTCCTTCGACTTCGTAACCGAAGCGCGTTTTAACACTAGCTGGAAGCTTTACACGGACACGGGCGAAATAACGCTACCCCATAAATTTAAAAAGAACGATAAAGTTATATTCGTCGGAGAAAATAACTTATTTAAAAAAGGCGACCCCGTAAAGGTTAGCGCTGGTTATTACCCGCAAATTAATCTTATTTTCGAAGGCTTCGTTACTGGCGTTAAGCCTGGTTTACCCGTTACCTTAACCCTAGAAGACCCCGCCTACTTATTAAAACAAAATAACTTAACATTATCTTTTGAAAAAGTAACTTTAAAGGAACTTCTAAAAGCCTGTTTAGACGAAGCCAGGGCTTCTTCGTCGGGTTACGTACTGGAAGGCCTTAATAAGATCAAAGTAGAAGCAATAGACGCCAAGTTAGGCGCGTTTAGAATAACTAACGTTAACATAGTTAACATATTAGAAGAACTTAAGAAAACCTACGCGTTAACTTCATTTTTTCGCGGTTATACTTTATTTGTCGGCCTGGCTTACTACGGTAACGGGAAAAGCGCAAAATTCGAATTTCAAAAAGATATTTTAAATGAAGAAGATTTAGAGTACTTAAAAAAAGAAGACAGGCCTATAAAAGTTAAAGCTATTTCAATATTAGAAAATAACACTAAAATAGAAATAGAACTAGGGGACCCTAACGGCGAACAGCGAACCATTACAAAATATAACCTTAGCAAAGCGGAATTAAAAGAAGTAGCTACTAGGGAAATTTCGCGCTTAAGATACGAAGGCTTCCGCGGTAGTTTTTCGACGTTCTTACAGCCAGTAATAGAACACGGGGACGAAGTGGAAATAGTGGACCCTAAGACCCCCGAACGGAACGGGGTTTATTTAGTGGAAGCTGTAGAAAAAGAAATAGGAATTAACGGTTACTTTCAAAAAATAACGCTAGGCGTTCGGGTAGATGTACGAAATTAAAGATTTACTAAAGCAAATATTAAAAGACCAGGAAGAAATATATAGCCTAGTCGGCGAAGTCCTGGAAGTAAACGAAGCTAAAAGGGTATGCAAATTTAAGCCCCTGGACGGTTCGGCTGTTATTTTTAACGTCCGTTTACAGTCCAGCGTTAGCAGCGAAATAGGGTTAGTAGTTTTTCCCGCGGTAGGTAGTAGCGTAATGGTTAGCTTTTTATCTAAAGAACTGGCCTATATTTCCAAAACGGACCAAATAGAAAAAATACTTTTAAATATAGGGGGGTTCTCTTTATTTGTAGATAACGAAAACCTTAACACGAATGTAAAAAATTGTATTTTAACTACAGAAGAAACAGAAGTAACAGCTAAAAACGTTAATTTTACAGTAGAAACGCTTTTTAAACTGGTTAGCCAACAGCAAATTAAAATGGAAGCTGTTAACTTTATTTTAAAGTCTACTAATATAACTATAGAGGGTATTACTCAAATAATAGGGGCTACCACTATAACAGGGGCGGCCACTATTACGGGCGGGGCAACTGTTAGCGGCGGAATGACAGTTAACGGGGGAAGTAATGGCGGGGTTCCGCTTTCGGCGGCTTTAGTTAGTGAGTTGAACGAGATAAAAGCGGACCTTAACCAGCTTAAAGCTGTTTTTAATACCTGGTCCCCTGTAGCTAACGACGGCGGGGCGGCCTTAAAGGTTACTTCTACAGCCTGGCGAAGCGCCAACGTACAGGACACAGTAGCGGCGGATATAAGT